GTAGTATTAAGGAAGGAAATGACTTTCTGGAACCAGTCCTGAAGATCCTCTTTAGAATCAACAGAGTCCAGCACCGCAGAAAAGTACTCCATAGTGGCTTTCACCAACGGTGCGTGGAGTTCGCGCACCATGTTGGGGGTAGTTGTTTTAGTCGGAATACCAGCCGCCTGAATTTCTGTTGAGGTCATGCACACTTGCAACAGCACAAGGACTGTACATCCTCCTAATCCTTTCCTCGAAAGTAATCGGGTAACCCGTGCAGTCTCTCGGCGTTTACTTTCCCCGTAGGTAATCGATTTAGCACAGAAGTAACTGTTTTGGGTTTAAATAGTAGGACGCATCAGGTGAAGCCAATGGCTTCAAGCAATAAAAGATCCTGATCAAGATCAGGCATAAAACGAGCTTCATGACGATAGGCAGCGACCTTTTCCATTCGTTCCCTCATGGGTTCGTTTGTATTAAGTAGTGTTGCCAACATCTTATATTTGGATTCTGGAACCAAGTCTCTAGCATCAACATCAAAGGATCTGGAGCAAAACTGGAATGTTCCATCGTCAATGCGTTCAAAGAATTTGATGCGTTTGCCAACACGCAAATATTCATTTATGGCATCTTCGAACCAGGGTTCAAGGGCATCATCACCCATGAACATACCGGCGTCTATTGAGCTGAGATAGAGGGACCAAAATTTTCGCTGTCTGCTATTGTCGGCTGAAGTGTCGATTCTGCCTGACTTTTGCAGATGTGCGCATAGTTGTTTGAGGAGTCTCCCATCTGATTGCACAAACACACCGTGCATAATGCAAAGTGTGCGTCCGCGCATGAGATCGGCCACTCTGGAAGCAGGGCATAATCCATAAAGCCTTCTGCGTGTTTCAAAGGCAATTCGGAAATCGAGCTTTGAGTAGCACCAATCCCAAGCCGAGATATCAGCATTGGCCAGACCTTTCGGAGCACGAGCACATTCTCGCAGGTAAATCCTGTAGAGCATGTCGAGTCCATCATCGTCCAAGCCCATTCCAGGCAGGGACGCACATCCGGTCCATTGTGTGATTTCCAGCTTATTTTGCGGTGCAAACAAGGTGCGATCAATGAGCTGATCCAGAATGCTCGTATTTTGGATAAGGCGGTAGCGATGCTGCTCAAGTTTGACAACAGAGTGTAGTTCGTTCTTGATGAATGTGACCCATGGGTCGCAGTATCCATTTTGCCATAGCCAAAGCGAGCTGTCTCGCTCTGCCAGTAGGTTTCCATTGAAATCCACAACTCCAAATCCGTCGGGACTGAGAGTCCTAGCACGGAAGCCAAGTTCCTCAAGCAAGGTGAGTCTTTGGCCAAACGCGGTGAATAAGAGGTCAGGATAGTTGCTAAGTATTGCCAAGTTGTCTGCACCGAGATTTCCCCAAGGGAAGCCTGGAGTGCTGCTGAGTGACATTGATGCCGCTGCAAGTTTGAGACCATCCATCTTGACAGGTGGTCTAATTGAGCGATCTGTCGTTTCAGCACAGTAATAGTCAATTGGCAAGGACACGTCCCGAGGTTCTCGATATTCATCCGGTAAAATTTCTGTCGGAAATTCCGTGTGCGGGTAAATTGAAACCATTTTCTCAATTGTATCGGTGACACGTTGATCGTAATCGACGGTAGGCCTAACAATGAGGGCAGTGTGAGCACGGTAACTGGCTTCCTCAAATCTTCCTCCGGTCGGGGGGTTAGCAAAGTGGGAGAGCCCGGTCGAATAATTCTCCCGGATTCCTGCACAGTTTTCACCCCACTGTTGGACTCGGTTATGCCAGTCACTATGAGTTTTGCTACGCTCTGGGCGATAGTATTCAACGCATCCTCCATACGAGAAATACGCTGTTCCATCGCTTCCGTAGATTGTGTGCTCTGTTTCTTCTTCCCATTCTTGGAAGCCACAGAGCCGGTAGAGGAGGGCAAGGGCTGACGGGACTCCTTGATTGTTTTCAATTCGTTCCGTACATCCTGTATTGTCCTCCCAGGATTGTTGTCGCGATAAGCCAAGTCCAACGCTGCCTTGTTGTGAGGGAGGGATTTCGCCTTGAAGCCCGGTGTCGGTTCCGGACCTTGTACAATCTCCCCAGGTTGGACTGGTTTGGCTTGTGGTCGCCTGACGAGCATTTTCTTCGGGCCCTCGTTCTGGCCCTTCTTTTGAAAACCCGTTTCCTTAAAGGTTACTTCATTTGGCTTGTGAAGCGTCTCGTAATCCGAATCAATTGACGAATCAGAGATTGTTTCCAAGAGCGCTTGTTTCTCCTTGTGCATTAAGTCATTCACCTGTTCTAGGTGCCTGGCTTTCTCCAAGGCTAGCTCTAGTTTCTCCTTATAATGACGCAATTCCTCTTGAGTTTTCTCGGGAATCTTAGGAACCTTACTCATTTTCTTGATGCAAGGTGTCCCGATAATAGCTAATCCAGAGCACAAATTGCGCTTGCATTCCTCTCGGTTTGCAGGATCGGGCACTTGCCCGTGGGTTTCATGTGGTTCGGGGTAAATCACCCCTGCTACAGGCCTCCAACCGTCAACGGAGGAGCTGTACCAGAGAATAGAATGGGGATCTTCTCTGGGCACGCACGGTTCTCCTAATTTCATCGTTCCAACACACCAATCATTGAAAGGGCATTGCAACTTATCTGAAAGAGATTTCTTGGCTTTATACCAAGAGGCCGCCATTTGGTGGGTTTCCCACACCTCATCGGCTGTACCAGTCACCTCAAACCACTTGAGAGAGTGTTGTTTACCCTCTCTCG